CCTAACCAAGACGAAAAATTAGAACCTTTAATCGAGTCTTGCAACTCCATTGTCTCTACTTACTGCGGCCTAGATTTCTCATACAACTCTGACTATTCTGTAGTGTTATCTAACAGGAGTAATATAATATTATTACCTCACGCACCTGTTATAGAAGTAACTAACCTTACTGTATTCAGTTCCGGCACGGTTATCAGCCCTAGTCAGTATATGTTAGATAAGGATGCTGGTATGATAACAGTTATCGACCCTACTGTAGTTATGCCTAGAACACCCTACGGCCTAAGAGCTGATGTAGTACACGGAGTAGAAGCTACACCGCACGATATTAAGTTAGCTGCTATAGAATTGGTTACGTACTACGACAAGAGAGAGTTTAATAAATCTCAGGACATAGGTAATGGGCAGTCTGTTGATTTCGTATCCGACGCTATATTACCTCCTCAGATTAAATCAGTTTTAGACTTACACAGGGTACTATAATGTTCACAGACTTCCTAGACGCAGATTATAGAAACTTGATTGAGGATAAACTAAGAACATCTATTAAAACTAACAAACTGTCTGAGTATAAGGAAGCTCTAGTAACACGAGGAGTAGACTTATCATATACCTTAGAAGCTAGAGGATTAGAGACGCCTATAGGTAGCGTTGAGGATATTGCTGATGCTGCTGTAGAGGTAATCCTAAATGAAATTGATGGTGTAGTAACTTCTATCGTAGCAGGTGAGAAAGCTAAGGACGTTAAAGGGTTTAAGAGAAAGGGTAAGATTAAGGTAACAAAAGCAGCGCAGGCCCTTCGCGGCCGAGGCGGTAGGTTTATTGGAGCACTTAGATTAGCTACATTGCTCAACTCTATGGTCAAAATAAAAGCTACTGAAATAATGAAAAACCTGTCGCACGGTAATACTCTTAACTACAGAACTGGTAGATTAGCTAACTCTGTAAATATAACCAGTTTCAATCTTAAAACCCGTAGCGTGTATTTCTCATACATGCACTACCCATACCAGACATTTGAACCAGGCTTCAAACAGTTCAAGCCTGGAAGAGACCCTAGAGACATATTCTCTAATGCCATAGCTGAGGCTCTAACGGAGCTGATTAGCGTTAAAGATTTATCAGAGACTCGTTTCTCTGTATACTCAGGAAGGTCTAAGCACGGAAATATATCCGGAGGAAGTTTTAAATGAGCGCTAGATCTGCAATACCAGAAGCGTATGTGGCCAAATTAAAAGAAGTATTAGTTGGTCATTCGGGGTTCAATACCAACATTTACGATAATGTATATTCCAAAGTAATGCATTTTAAGGATATACAAAACTTCCCTACAGTTACAGTCACCCCTGGACCTGAACAACGTCAAGACATGCCCTCTAACTTTACATTATGTAATTTAGAGGTAGCGGTCAGAATATATGTATCAGACCAAGATGACTCCCAAGGGAAGCTAGAGACTATCATAGGTGACTTAGAAAAGTTTTTTGACAACAATCTTAATATCGAGTATAATTTATCTAATAGCACTGGTACTCTAACTACAAGAAGAACCATATCTAACACAATATTATCAATAACTACTGATGAAGGCATTCTAGCTCCTCTTGGAGTAGGCGAAATTCTTTTATCTGTAGAGTATGAGAAGATAAGATAAGCAGGAGAAAAGATGTCTTTAAATCTATCACGTAATACTAGATTATGGGTTAGTACTTCAAGTACCACTCATAACAACTCAAACACATTCGAGATTCCTATCCAAGACGGTTATAGCTTAGGACAAAGCGTTACCTCAGAGGATATATCTCCAGAAGAAGCAGGTCCAGTACCTACACGTGGGTCTAAGCGTTTTAACTTAGCTTTCGATCCAGTTTCATGGAGCTTCTCTACATACTTAAACCCTTTCCGCTCTAGTGGTGATGTAATGGCTATCGATGCTATTATGTGGCATGCTTTAGCAACAGGAAATGACCTTCCAGTACAGCTTACTGGTGACGGCGCTGGTGGTCCAGACCAGACTGATGTTTTCACTACTGGTTCATCTTTCAAAGTAGGATTTACTAAGAACAGTGCTCACGTACTTAAAAAGCTATATCTTTACTTTAAGATTGATAACAACGTTTACCGCGTGGATGAAGCTCAGGTAAACGAAGCTGCTATACCTCTTGATATTTCAGATATTGGTATGACTAACTGGTCAGGACAAGGTACTAAGATTACACAAATCGAAGAGCCTACTTTTATGTCTGCCATAGGTGCTGAGTACGATATTGGTGGTTCTTCTACTGATAGTTATGTAGCAATTCCTACTGACAAGAGCTATATTTTGAACAAGCTAACAACAGTTACTATGCAATCTGACGCTGGTGGTTCACAAGCGTTCTATAACATTGCCCTAACTGGCGGAACAATTACTATAGCTAACAACATTAGTTATGTAACTCCTTCTACCCTAGCTGAAGTAGATACTCCTGTTGGTTCATTTACTGGGTCTTTCTCAGTATCTGGTAACATGGATAGCTACCTACGAGGTGGTATTGGTCTAGCCGATGGTTCTGATATTGACAATGCGTACGGGTCTGAAGACTTACTACGTTTAATGTCTGAAAACCGTGAAGTTATTAACGCTTCTAACATTATCTTCGAGATGGGTGGTAGAACTAATGCTTCTAAAGTACTAGTTACTTTACCAAACGCTCAGATTGGTGTTCCAGCTATGTCAGTAGACTCAATCGTTTCTCAGTCTTTAGAATTCAAAGGTATTCCTAGTTCTTCAGATATGAACGATGGGGATGAGGTAAACCTAGAGTTCTTCCAGTAATAGGAGAGCTTATATGAGCTTTATATTTAAAAGAGGCTCTAAACTGATACTCGACGACGGAGAGAACCGATACCAGTTACTGGTATCGGACTTCTCTTTCTCCGAGACGTTTTTAGAGCAGGGATACAACCAAGCTACGCTACACGACCCTAATGCAATAGAGAACTATACGTACTCTAACGCGAAAAGTAATGCTACATTTCAGTTTGATATGTACTTCAGCGACTCAAAGGTTGTGGAAAATAGAGTCCTAGAATGGTACGGTTTTTCGCAAACTGGTGATTTCCCTACTAGGATAAGCAGCCTTAGCAATACGTTAAACCTATATATAGATATGGGAACTTACGCTATACTTATAGACTCAGCGGTATTAGAGAATCTTAGTTTCAAGTTAGACCCTAGAGGCGTACTTTCATTAAACGTAACTGGAAGTGGTGTAACCACTACTGAACAGGGAGTATCTTTACCTACCACTGGCACCCTATATACTCAGGAAGGGTTTTCCAATAACTACCTGACAGCTAGTATTGGCGGACAGGATGTAACTAACGTTTCGGGTATAACCCTAGAACTAACTAAATCAGTTGAGTGGGTCAATACTCAGACAGTGCATGATGCACTTAGTAACACTTTATATATTAATGATAGATTCACTGCTACTAACTTATCAGTATCAGGAACTATATCAACAATAAAAACAACAGACAGCGAACCTAAATATGTAAATAACACGCAGTTATTAATAGGTGTTGGCGACTATATGCTTATCAACCTAAATAGCTGTAACATAACAGAACGAGTCTCTGTAGACTCAGGTATACTAAGTAAAGTGGCAGACTATAAGCTACTAAACTCAGTAGACTCAACAATTATAATCTAGAGGAAACAATGATTAATTTAAAAGATATTGCTAAAGAAACAAAAACAGCTACACTAGACTACCCTGGGAAGGGAGGGTTTAAAGTTACAGTAAACCTAGTAACTCGTACTAGAGCTTCAAAGATTCATAAAGAGTCTTTACAAGTTAAAATGAACGATTTAGGTGTAATGGAAGAAAGCATCAACGAAGATAAATTTAATAACAAATTTGTATCTGCTGCTATTTCAGGTTGGGAAGGTTTGACAGGAGCACATATTAAAGATATGTTACCTGTAGACGAAGACGCTATCACAGACGAAGATACTATTGAATATACACATGATAATGCTATGATGCTAGTACAACAATGTGGTGAATTTGATAAGTGGCTTAACGAGGTAGTCTTTAAACTTAGACACTTTCGTAGAAACTAAGTTTAAAGAAGGGATAGACACACTAGACAAATATTTAGATTGTTCTTCCGAAGGCTTATCTAAGAAGGACTACCTAGATATATGTGAACGTTTAGGTGATACTCCCAACCCTCAAAAAATGCCTGTGGAGTACTCAGACTTAACCTCTAATATACAAATAGCGTTAGATATGTATAACAAACTACCTGACACCTATACAGGAGGTCAGATCAGTACTTACTCGGGGAAGAATACTTCCCCCTTAGCCCTCCTATTTGATATATATCTTATAGAGGACGAACTATCAAGAGCGGAGATAACAGAAACAATTATGCATATAGACATTAGGAATGTAAAACTTTCAATGGCTAGAGCAGAAAAACAGCTTAAGAAAAAGTAAGCACCAGTTATCCTCTGGAGTGAAGCACGTGTGTTTCACGTTTGGCTCTAGGTCGCAAGGTCTAGGGCCTTTTTTGTAATAAGGAAACATATGGCAAATAAAAATATACGAGAT